AGTCGAAGCAGGGGAACTGACGGAGGAAGAAGCACAAGCGATGATGAACGGCACAACACTACGTCCACCACGAATGAAGGAATGGATGTGGCCAACACCGAAAGCTTCAGGTCAAGAAAATTTAGAAACAGTGGAGAAGAGGAAAGGTTTAAGAGCGGCTTTACAACACAACTTAACGGCTGCAGCTCAACATCAAGAGAAAACTGGTGGCGCTTTGAACCCGACGTGGGTCGAGTGGCTCATGGGGTATCCGGGCGAGTACACCGACTTAAAGCATTGGGAAATTCTATCGTCCCGCAAATCGTCGAAGAAATCGGCAAA